AAATAAAATTTTAAAAAGTGTAAACCAAATGTAAACCCCTATGTAAAGTAAATGTAAAGCGAACACTCGTACTTTACACTTTACACTCAACTCTTGACACTTGACAGTTATATGTTGACAAGATTTTGTAAAGTATATATAATGAAATATAGAAAGGAAGATACATATGTTAAGTAAAGAAGATTTTAATGCTTTGATCGAAACCATTAAAACAAGTTTAGATGAAACGTCTGGTGCTAAAATAAGTGAAGATTTACTAAAAGTAATTGGTACTTATGGTGAAGCAATTGACAAAATTGACGAAATAGCAAAAGATATTGAAAAACTAAAAAGTGATAACGCAGACCTTTTAGAAGTAAATGGAAAGTTATTTAAAAAAATTGGTTTTGATGAAAAGCCAGAAGAAAAAAGTCCAGTAGTTGAAGAAGATGAAGAAATTAAACTAGAGGACGTTGTTGACGAGAAAGGGGAGTTGAAATAATATGGCAACTAAAAAAGGTGTTAACACATTTAACTATATTAGACAAAATATGTCTAGAAATTATCAAGATGTATTACCAGTAGCAACTGATGAGAATATCATGACAATTAGCAATATTTTATTAAACGATGCATACCAACCAATGCTTAATGAATTTGTAAATGTTTTAATTAATAGAATTGCTCTTACAATTGTTAGAAATAAAACTTATTCTAACCCACTTGCTATTCTTAAAAAAGGAAGTACACCACTAGGTACAGATATTCAGGATATTTATGAGAACCCAGCAGAGGCACAACCTTATGAATATTCAAACGATGCTATGGCACAACTTTTAAGAATTCAAGATCCAGATACTCATGTTGCTTACTATAGACGTAATCGTCAAGATAAGTATAAGAAAACTATTTCACGTGAGGGATTACAAGGAGCATTTATTTCTTGGGAAAAATTTGAAGATTATATCTCAAGTATTACTAATTCACTATATAGTGGAAACTATATTGACGAATTTGAATATACTAAAATGCTTGTTGATGGAGCATATGATAATAATAAAGTTATTATTGAAAAAATTGATGCACCAACAGATACTGCTAGTGCTAAAAATGTTTTAAAGAAGTTACGTGCATTATTTAATCAAATGGCATTTCCAAGTACAGAATATAACGCTTATTCAAAATTTAGCGGTGCTAAAGGTAAAATTAAAACTTGGACTGAAAAAGAACGTATTGTTTTAATGATTAGAAGTGATGTTTTAGCGGAAATTGACGTTGAAGCTTTAGCATCTGCATTTAATTTAGATAAAGCAGACTTCTTAGGTAGAGTTTTACCAGTAGATAAATTTGCAAATGATGCTATTTTAGGTATTATCTGTGATGAGAGTTTTTTCCAGATTTATGATAATATCTTTAGATTTGATAGCTTTTATAATGCAGAAACTATGAGCTGGCAATTTTATTTACATGCATGGGGTACTTATGCTGTATGTCCTTTTGCTAATGCTGTAGTTCTTGCTACAGAAACACCTATTGAAGCAACTAGTATAAAATTATCAAGAACATCAATTAATAATGTATTTGTTGGTGATGAAAACGTAGTTACTGCCACATTAAATCCAGCAAACGCCACAACTAATGTAATTTATAAATCACAAAATACAGATGTTGTTAGAGTTGTTGGTGAAGATAAAAGTGTTACAATTAAAGCTGTAGGACTTGGTAAAACAAAAGTTATTGCAACAACTGACAACGGATTAACTGCTGAAGTTAGTGTTAATGTAACAGGAGTTCATACTGAAGCCTTAAATTTTGGAGCTACTGAAATTACAATTGAAAAGAATACTCCAGAAACACTAGAACTTGTTGCAACTCCAGATGATGCTACTGAAGATGTAACTTTTACAGTTGTAAATAATGAGGGTGGCACTCATACTGAGGGAGATTTTAAACTTACTAAAGTAGATAATAGATCATGCACAGTAGAAATAATTACTGGTGGCACTTACACTGTTACTGCTAAGAGCGGAACTGCTGAAGCATCACTAATTGTTAAAAGTGAATAAGAAGTGGTTTACCACTTCTTATTTTAATAAAAGGAAGTGAAAATATGACTGAAGAAATAAAACCAAGGTCCTTAATTTGGCTTTGTAATGTACCTTTTAATAATGATTATAAAAATGTTTTAACCTTTAATGAACGAATAGGACAATTAAATTATTTTGATAGTAAAGCTAAAATTAAATTATCAAAATATACATATGTTAGAAAAGATAATTCAATTGTTGTTGAGGCTCCGTTTGATGAAGTTAAAAAACTTAATTATATTGTATTTAGTAATAACGTACAAATTGATGATAGTGGTTATACTTTTGGATTCATAATTAATAGTGAGTACGTTAGTGAGAATTCTACTAGAATATATTATGACACAGATGTTTTCCAAACATATCAGTTTAATATAATTTATCGTAAAACTTTTGTTGAAAGAGAGCATGTTAGTAGTGATGCTGTTGGTGAACACACTGTTCCTGAAACTTTAGATCTAGGTGATTATGTTATAAATAAACATTATAGAGATACTGCTGACCGAACTTATAGAAGTGTATTAATGTCTAGTGTAGATTTAGATAGCACTACCCTCCAGTCTAGTTTATGCGGTGTATATAACGGAATTCCTACAGGTTTTAAGTTATATTCTTTTAGTACAGACGGAAACGATTTAAGCGATGTATTACAAAAATTAACTGATGCTGGTAAAGCTGATGCTATTTTATCAATTTATATGGCTCCTACTTGGCTTGCTGGAACTAATAGAACGGTTGCTGATAGTTCGGTTGCATCCACAATTGATATGTATGTTGATACAATTGATGCACTTGACGGTTATGTACCAAAGAATAATAAACTGCTTACTTATCCTTATTGTTATTATTTGCTGTCAAATAATCAAGGTAATGATGCAATTTTAAAACGTGAACTTTGGCGTTTTCCAGATAGTTCTACAAGACAATTTAATATTAAAATTAGAGGTGCCTTATGTAGTGGTTGCTCTATTCGTGCTATTCCATTTAATTATAATGGTGATGATATGTCTAATATTAACGGAATATCACTAGGTAAATACCCGCAAATTGGATATGCATGTGATGCTTATATCAATTGGCTTACACAAAATGCTTTAAATATTGTTAATAATAGTTTAGATGCTGGTGCTAATATGCTACAACGTAACTATGCTGGCGTGGGAAATAACATTATTTCATCACTTTATATGGGAATGATGGGTGATAGAATACCACCACAAATAGTAGGTAACACAAACTCTGGTGATATTATGACAAGTACTAATGAGAATTGTTTTCATGTTTACTCTATGACAATTAAGCGTGAATTTGCAAAAATTATTGATAATTATTTTAATATGTATGGTTATGAAGTAAATGAATTAAAAGAACCTGATATTTTATCTAGACCAAACTGGAACTATTTAAAAACTATCAATTGCAATTTTACAGGAGTTGATATTCCTGAACAAGATATGGAAAGTATTAAAGCAATATTTAATAGCGGAGTAACATTATGGCATCATGCAAACACAATGTATAATTATGATGCTGATAACGGCATCTAGAAAGTGAGATACTATGAGATTAAATGAAACAGATTTAGCAATATTTAATAATAAGACTGCTTATATAAATACGTTTGATAGACTTAAAATGCTAGCAACGTCTATATTTGAGTGGGAGGGTTTAGATGAAATTGGCGGTGATAGTCGTTTTATGGAACTAACACTATTTGATTATGGACGTGCTGTATTTGTTAAAGATGATACTTTAGGTTTTATGAATTTAAAAGTAAACCCAAGTGATAAATTAAATGTCTATAATTTACCAACTAAAGTTATTGCTTGGAGCGTAGGTTATTCTAAAGAATTTAATTTTGATGACGTAGTATATATTCATAATAACGTAATTGATAAACCTACAAGTGATATAGCTTTAGAATATGCTAAAAGAATTTATGAAGTAATGAGAACTACTGATATAAATGTTATAGCACAAAAAACACCAACTCTTTTAGAGGGTGATCCTAAAACTAAATTAACTATTATGAACGCATACGAACAATTTACAGGAAATATGCCAGTTATAATTGGTAATAAAGATTATGAATTAAATAAACATATTAACGCTATTAAAACAGATGCACCATATTTAGTTGATAGGTTAGACGACCATTTACACGATCTATGGAACGATTTTATAACATTTTTAGGAATAAATAACGCTAATACTGATAAAAGAGAGCGTTTAATTACAAGTGAAGTTGAGAGTAATGATGATTTAGTAAATTATTATTTAAATTGTTTTTATAAATTTAGAAAAAAAGCATGTGATGAAATTAATAATAAATTTTTTAATGGCAAAGAAAAGGTACGTGTTATGCTTAATAAAGATGTTGTTGATTTATTAAAGTTAAATGAAAGTGCAATTTTTGGTGATGAAGATCCAGAAAAAACTGAAGTTAATGAGGTGATAGATAATGGCTAAATATACAGTTACAATTAAAGAGCTTATAGATAATAAATTTAAATTTGCTCTAGATGAATACCCTATTTTTGACGAAAAATATAGAGAGGTTTTAAATAAAAAGATACTAGACAATTATTTAGTTTACGAAATTGGTTTTGAAACGCCAGCACTATTTAATCATTATTTAGCATCTACTCTTAACAATATAATGCCTTACTATAATAATTTATATAAAAGCATTCAAGGAATAACAGATTTTACTAGTAATGTTAACTTAAAAGAAGATATGAAGCGAACTGCTAAAAACACTAGTGAGAGTAACAGTACGAGCTCTACTAAATCTAAAAATGTATATCAAGATACACCAGAGGGTGAGCTAGTACATGAAACTATTGATAATTTTACTTACGCTACTAATATGAATAATTCTGGAACTACTGGTAGTGATAACACAGTTTTAACTGGAAACACTACAGATGATTATATTAAACTTGTTACAGGTAACAACGGTGTTAAATACCCAGCCGAGGTTATTAATGATATAAAGAATAATCTAGTAAATATAGATATGTTAATTATTAACGAATTATCTAGTTTATTTATGGGGTTAATGTGATATAATTTAATAAAGGAGAGTGATACAATGAAGAATTGTTGTTGCGGTAGTATTTGGAAAGCGATCCCACTAGCATTTAATGATAGTTTAAGTTATTTAGAGATGTTATGCTCGCTACTTAATAAAGTAAATACAATAGATTTAGGACTTGAAAACCAGAGTAATTTAATTAATAAGCATACAGAAGAACTTGCTGAATTAACTGATAATTTAAAAACTGCTGTTGCTGAATTAAATAAGAAAATTGATGACAACCACACGGAAATTACTAAAGAAACAGATGCTAAAATTAAAATAATTAATAACACAATTCAAGTTAAATATGATGAATTAAATGATAAGATTAAAGATTTACAAATAGGTAGAATTAATGTATACGATCCAACCACAGGAAAATTTACTTATATAGATATAGCACTTAATAACGTATATGATATGCTTAGATTTAATGCAATTACTGCTGGCGAGTTTGATGCTTTAGCACTTACTGCACAAAATTTTGATAATAAAAATCTTACTGCATATGCATTTGATATTAATGGAAAGGTGGAGTTGACACGTGGCAAGTACAAATAAAACTGCAACCTTAAAATTAAGTCAATATATAAATAGTGATAGACCTAGTTATTTGCAAGATTATAACGAAGATATGCGAAAAATAGATGATTTTGCTGGTAAAGCCGTGCAAAAAGATACAGGTTGGAAAGTAATAAATATAGCTGATAATGCTGGTCATATGTGTTATAGACGAATTGGAAAAATAGTATACTTTTTCTTACAATATACAGGTACAAAATCAAATTACTTCTTTGATTTTGATGAAGTTGTCCCTTTAGGATTTAGACCCACACAAATAACAATTACTTCAAGCGGGTCAGTTACAAAGAAAATAAATTCAATAGACAATGTAGTAGCCTATAATATCAACACTGCAAATATATGTCTTTTAAGATATGGCTATGAACAATATAAAATTGGTTTAGATAATTTAAACAGTGAACAAAAAAGTTTTAATGTTAACATTAATACTAGTTGGTTAACTGATGATGAAATGCCTGAAGAAATGGAGTGATAAAATATGGCAAGTACAAATAAAACAAATAATTTTAATTTATCTCAATTTATAGAAACAGATAAACCAACCTTTTTAGGTGATTACAATACTGATATGAATAAGATCGATGATGCTTTAGAAGCTAATAAACTAAATAGTGAAAAAAACAATAATTCAATTGGTAATTTACAAGAATTAACTACTGAAAATAATTTAAATTTAGTTAATGCTATTAATGAGATATATAATGAAGCACATCCACTATTTACTCTTTATAATAATTTACGTAATTTGGTAACATGGCAAATGAAAAATAAAGCAATTGCTACAGAAAATTTAACACTTGCTAGTGGATCTGGAACATTTGAAGCTAGTGATATTAAATTTAATTATACTAATGCTAAAAATCAATTTAAAATATCTGGTACTGTAATTTTAAGACAATTTACAACGAGTACAATGTTAGAGTTTAATGTTAATAACACTGGTCTTGACACATTTTCAAGCGAATTAAATGTTGTTGGCTATGCACAAAATAATACATCTAATATAATTTACCCTTTATATGCTAAAGTTCAAAATAATAAATTAGTTGTAACAGCGGAATTTAGTGATACTACACCAGCAGATTATAATATTGTATTTATTGACGCCGTACGTAATGTGTAGTATAATCTAATTGTATCTACTTATACGTAGATATCACCTATTCACTCTAAGACTTTATGATTTAATATAAATGCAATAGCTTGTATGTAACTATAGTGAAGAACTATTTGCGAGCCTTTGGCGTAGTTAACCTGCTTTATAATCATAAATGTTCTTAGGGTTTTTATTTGGAGTGATAAAATGGGAAAAATATTTACAGATGTATCTAGAGTGCTTACTTATAACGCTATTTTAAATATAGTTATTGGTGAGCGTGGAGTTGGTAAATCTTACTCATCTAAAAAGTATGTTATTAAACATTTTTTAAAAACTAAAAAAAAATTTGTATATTTAAGAAGATATAAAACCGAACTTAAAGAAAGTGTACCAAAATTCTTTGATGATTTAATTCTAAATAAAGAATTCCCAGATACTAAACTTAAAAGCGAAAGTAATGAATTTTACTGCAATGATAAACTTATGGGTTATGCTCTTAGTTTATCTACCGCACATATTTTAAAATCAAGTACATTTGCAGATGTTGACACAATAATATTTGATGAGTTTTTAATTGATAAAGGTTGCTATCATTATTTAAGAAATGAAGTAGAGCAGATGCTTGATATTATTGAAACTATAGGACGTCTAAGACCAATTAAAGTTTTAATGCTAGGTAACGCTATAAGTGTTACTAATCCATATTTTAGTTTTTTCAATTTAACGCTACCGCATAATACTGATATACAAACATTTAAAAATGGTACTATAGCTCTTTTCTATATTAAAAATGAAACATACAGGGAAGTTAAGCGTGCATCTAAATTTGGTGAGTTAATAAGTGGAACGAACTACGAAAAATATGCTATTGATAATGAATTTTTAAGAGATAGTAAAACGTTTATAAAGAAAAAACCTGCATCAAGCAAGTTCTATTTTACAATAGTTTATAATAATAAATACTACGGCGTATGGGTAGATGTTAAAAGTGATATGCTTTATATTTCATATAAATATGATCCAGTTTGTCCTAAAGTATTTACCTTTAGAGTAGATGATCATAGTTTTAATTCTAAAATGATTAAAATAGGGAGTAACTTATTCTTTAAATCATTTATAGATTATTTTAGATATTCTAAAATGTGTTTTGAAAATATGCAAATAAAAAATAACATCTTAGAGTTATTATCTAAGTATTTAACATATTAAAAGAGCTTACATAAGCTCTTTTAATATTCCTTTTACGGAGGTTTTGGTATGAATTTTAGTAAACATGTACCGAAGTACAATTACATTATATCATATATTTTAAAATTTTAAAGTGTCTTTTAAATACTTTACATCAAATTTACGTTTATCTAGCATTTGTCCGTAAATATCTAAACAATCACAAATTAAAAAATATAAATGTATCTGGTTATATTCATCTGCATTTCCTTGTCTTTCATAAGTAATAAATAATAATTCACGAATTAATTTAATAATTTCTTGATCATTAAATTTATAAGGTTTTATATAACTTTTTATATCAGTTAATGCATCATATACTTTATAAATATCTATACTCATTATTTACCCTCCAGTTTATTAACTACATCAGTTATATATTTTTCAAGTATCGCTGAAACGCTTGTATTAAGTATAACAGCATGTAGTTTAAATCTGTTGTAAATATCTTTATTTATATATATTGTTGTTCTTATTTTTTCCATTTTTTACCTCTCAAATCGTACTTATGCAATTCTCTTACACAATCTTTATACATTGTGTAAAATTCATCATCTAAAGTTTTCCTTTTACAAGTTTTTATTTGTTGCATTATGATACCTCTTTATCTTAATATATCTTCTTCATACATATTTATTTTTTCCTTTCTGTTACCATATTAACATAATAACATAATTAATACAACAATAATTATATTAAAATATTAAAGTTTACACAAATTTTACACTTTAAAAGAAGTCTATCGACTTCTTATTTTTCGTGAATATAAAACCCATTTAAATTTAGATTTAATTAGTAGTGGTTTACCTGGTTCTGGTGGAGTAGGCGTACCTACATAATAACACTCTGTGTTTTTAACGTTAGGTATTCCCATAAAGTCTGCTGGGTTTATCATAGCAGATAAGGGTTGTCCGTATTTCCATGTATCACTATCACCTAAGTTTTGTATTTCTAAGTGAAGATGCAAACCTGTAGCGTTACCTGTTGCTCCCTCCATACCTATAAAATCACCAATTTTAACTGTATCACCAACTGATAAAGTTAAAGGATCTCTAAGGTGAGCGTATAAAAATGCGTTTTTAGTTGTATCATCTTTATATATAATATAATAGCCATAAGTAGATGCATCTTTATTATTATTTACATAGAGTACATGACCGTTACCCATAGAGTACACTGGCACACTTCCACCGCTAGATGCTGTAGCTATATCAAGTGCTCTATGAACTCCACTACCTCTAGGACCAAATATGCTTGTAACCCAAAAGTTCACATTGATAAATGGTGCTATTCTTGGTGTATAAATCATTTAATCACTAACTTTTGACCTACCTTTATAAGGTTAGGATCATCACCAATTATATCTTTATTATCATTATAAATCTTTTTCCAAGTAGTATTAAAGTTTCTAGCAATTTTAGTTAGATTATCACCTTTTTTAACAATATAAATTGTACTAGCATCTTCTGTAATATTCTTAAATCTATGTACTTCACTCTTAGCATAAACATAAGAACTATCTACATATAAATAATTAAGCGGATTAATTCTATTTCCGTCCTTAATTAATTCAAAATGCAAATGATTACCAAAAGCGTAACCAGTATTTCCCATATAACCGATTATTTCACCAGCATCAACTATATCACCCTTTTTAACAACTGCTCCAGTTTTTAAATGAGCGTATCTAGTAACACTTTCGTCAGCATGCATAATTTCAACTAAATTACCAAAAGATTTAATTAATCTATTTAAATTATTCTTTTTTCCGTCAACTACTCTAATAACTTTACCTGCCCCTGATGCATATATCGGTGCGTTTGGTCCACCATGCTTAGAATTCCAAGCAAAATCAATACCTTTATGACTAGTTCCATAAACCGTATTAATTCCAACAAATTTAACTGGTACTAAATATTTCATATAACTTAATCCTCCTTAGTCATATTATCTTCAATTTTACTGATGCGTTCACACATTAAAATCTGTGTTTTTTCTATTGAAGATAGCGTATCGTTAATTTTATTCATAGTTGTTACATAACTATAAATCATTACTGCTAAACAAACTAAACCAATACTATTGTTTGCAATAATATCAACAATTTCTTTTAACTCCATTATCTCACACTCCCTAATGTAATTATAACATTAATTACTTAATTGTGAAATCTGTTTCTTTTAAAATAACTCCACCGTTAACGTGCCCGAATGTAAGTTTTCCTTTAGCTGTAAATCCCTCTTTAAAATTTTCAAATGTAATTTTATCACCTAAAAATTTAGGTAGTCCTGCAACTGTAACGTTAATTTTTCCGTCAACAGATTTTTCAATATAACATTTTTGTCTTAAAAATTTACCTTGCACAAATTCACTTTCTAATTTCCAATAACCTAAAATATAATCGTCAATATCAACAAACCTTTTCAATTCTTCTTCTTTCATTTTAAGCATATGAATACTATCTGTATCACTATAAATATAAAAATCTTTACCATAATTTTGAATTGTATAATCACGTATCTTTTGGCTAGTTCTTATAGTTTTATTCCTAGCATAACTAGTAACAAACGTTGCTACTGGTATATAAATAGGATCTCTAGTTTCTGGATCGTGCATCACATACCTAATTTTATCATCTTCTAAGCACGGGTATTTACTACGCACGTTTGGATTAAGTCCAAACTTGCCATATAAGCTATTAAGCATTAATTTACTTATCTTATATATTGCATCATTACCCTCTTTTTTAGCTTCAATTTTCTTATTGCTCCAATAATCAATATAAGTTTTAAATAAACCAGACTGGCTTTTAAACATAAATCCGTCAATATATTCTAATTCAAATACTTCATAATGCTCTAAAAATAATTTTAAATCTATATTTGTAAGTGTTAAAACTACAATTTCACCCTCACTACTTTCTAGATATTCGTTAGGTACAAAATAACGCTCTTGACCCTTTATCTGTATAGTAGGTATTTTTCCCTCTTTAATTTTAAAAATACATGATATTCTTTGAATATATAAATCATAAAGTTTATTATCTTGATATTTACCAGCAAAATAAACTGGTAAACCTATCGGTATTCTTTCATTATATAAAACGCTAGGGTATAAACTATTAACATCTAATACAATACCATTATCAACAACTTTGTCTTTATAAATAGGGTTTAAATAAGTAAATCCTCCCTTATAACTCTGCCTAATAGAAGCATCAACATTATAATCTAAAATTGGAAAATAATTAATAAAATTTTGATTAATGTCTTTATAAAAAGATAATGCATCACTACCTATAGTCATCTTAGTAAGACCCTCATTAAACATAATATCTAAAGCTCTACTCATAATCTCAACATCATTTCTTAAGTATGTTACCTCTTCATCTGTTAACTCATGACCCTCTTCTCTTATTAAACTATAATCAATTTCACCTTTTAAAATTGGTAATTTAAAGTCTTTTGCGATTTTTTCAACACTCATATTAATAATCTTTAAACTGTCATAAATTGTAACTTTTTTAATTTTTTTCTCTTTAACCTCAAAATATATCTCTATAGAATAAAACTGCCCTAAACTACTAATTAAAGTTGTAAATGTTTTATCTTGTCTATCTTTCTTATCTTTTATATAAGTATAACCATGAGTAAGTAAATAATAAAATATAAATTCGCCATCAAATTTTAAATTGTGAAAATATAGTTGTATGTTTGATTTTTGTTTATAACAAAATAAAATAAAATCATCAATATTATTACCATACATAAAATTATCTGGTGCTCCAATTTCACAAACACCCCACGCCCACACGTTCGCTCTATCACCGTAGTTGTTTGTTTCAAAGTCTGCTGTAAATCTACGCATTAGCTGTCTTTACAACTAATTTAGCATCATAAGTATTTTTATAAATATCATCAAAATTCTCTAAGATGCTATCAAGTATATCTTTTAATTTTTCCATATCTTCACTATTTGGATTATAGCCACCTTTTAATTTAAGCATCAAATAATAATCAATAATTGACTGAAAACTAAAATCTTTTTTAAACATTTTTGTAAACTCTGTATTACTTAAACTATTTATCTTTTGCTGTAGTTTATTTCGCTCTTCTTTACTATAATGATAATAATAAGCGATGCTATCAAGCATATCAATTATATTATTCTTAAATTCTGGATTAATATAATTAGTTTCTATACGATTAATAACATTTAATAAAGCCTGGTATTGTTTAGAATTCATAGTACGTAAATTTTGTTTTTTTAAAAACTCTTTCATTTGTTTAGTTCTAACATATTCATCAGTTCCATATTGTGTAAACGTAAAAGGCATTTCTTTACCAAACATCATTGGTTTTCGGGTGCTAAGCATCTTTAATTGCCTTGATAATTTACGCTTAACATTAGCAAGTCTTTGTACTTCTAATTTATGTTCGTATAATGTTTTAATTTCACCGCCACTTATAACTTCTCTTAAATTTTTAGCATTTAATTTTTCTAAATCTCTTAATCTTTTTCTAATCTCTTGTCTTGATTTTACATCTTTCTTAATTTCACTAACTTTTGTCTTTTCTGGTAGAGTATAAACCCCCAACTTTTCATAGTATTTTATTTTTGCATTGTATCTTTTAACCGCAGATGCAATTTCTGCGTTAAATTTTTTATCGTATCTTATCATTTACACTCCTTGTAGTAAAATTAAAAGAGGTTAAATCTAATCTCTTATTTTAGGATTAAGGTTAGTTTACTCTTTCCGTCTTTAATTTTTTGCTTTCCAATTTCAACCTCAATACCCTCATCCCAACTTGGCATGCCATAAATAGCACAAATTCTCTTAATAGCATTAAATATTCCATAACTTCCTGTTGCGTATGTTTTACCTTCTGTATCAAATAAAATAGTTCTATATTTATTCTTTAATTCACCAGTTTCATCATCAATAACTTGCTTTTCTTCACAATACACATCTTTAATTTTAATTACACTTCCAACAATATCATTTAAAAGTACGTCTGCACTTTCTAGTGCATTATATAAAGCTTTCTTATCATCAACTGTCTTAGCAACAACAGAACAATACATATTCTTCTTATTTCCTGTCATTAAATTTTCGTTTTCGTTTCTAACTATCATTTTTGTTTCTTCCATAATATTTAAATTTCTTTCTTTTCCGTCCCCTACGCCCAACTTAAAATTTTTAATGTTTCTTTTTTTCTAACTTTTAAATAAATCATCAATTAACTTATCTAATATATTATCAAGTTCTTTTTTATCAGTAACACTATCTAAATCTCTATACCTGCTTTTAATAGTTTTATAATCAACATCATTAATAGCATCACGCACTCTATTAAATATTAATGTTACAAACGATTTTTGAAGTGGATCTAAACCGTTTTTATTACCAGTTACCTCAATTGCTACACCACTATCTTTAAAGTTAAAATCTATGATTATTTTTATATGTACTTCTTTCATACCCTCACCTCGCTCTCTATTAACAATTTAACACCTTTTTTATATGGTTTCAATAATAAAGTAACAATTATTTTAAACTTTGCACAAGTTATACATTAGATTTAATTATTTTATAATAACGTCTTTTGGTTTCAACAAGATAAAGCTTAATATTTTTATTTAATCTATTGTATGCATCATACTCTTTTAAGCATTCTTCAAACACTTTATAATAGTTACTAAATCGTAATGTTTCATTATCAATTAATACTATATAATACATGTTACACCTCCTAGTTCAAATTTATATGTTAATGATTTAATAGTCAATATTTAATAACAATATTTACATAAATTTTACTTTACAAAATCTTGTCAACATATAACTGTCAAGTGTCAAGAGTTGAGTGTAAAGTGTAAAGTACGAGTGTTCGC